TGGGCAGATGTTATCAATGGTGCTGCTCCAGATCAAGATCCAACTATTGAGTTCTCTAACTCTGCATGGAAGGAAATCGGTGTCATTGGTGCTGAAGCAATCAGAACCGAGACAGCAACAATTGGAGACTTCAAGGTTGGTATTAACACTGTCAACCGTGCTACACATGATGCTGTTGAAAATGCATGGGTTGAGGAAGCAAACACTGATCCTCGTGCTAACCTAGACGTTGTTGGTAATGCATACATCAGCGGTCGTAAGACAACTGACTTCCTAGATCACACTAACTTTGCTGATCGTGAGAAGAATAGAATTGCTGATGCTTTAATTGTTGGCGGTGATAGTGCTGCTCCTGCTGATGAGGCAGTCCTGAGAGTTTCTACCGAAACTTCTACTCCTCTTGAAGCTGGTAGACCTGTTGCTAATGGTAAGGTTGGCGTTAATGCTACCGATGCCGAACTCAACAGAGCACTAGTTGTTAAGGGTGATGCTCGTTTCACTGAAGATGTTCAGTTCGAGCGTGACATTGAAGTTCAGGGAGATGGTACTGTTGCTGAAGTCAGAACTGACATCACTACTGGAACTGTTAATCTCTTCACTGATAGCACATTTGTTGGAACTGCAAACAGCACTGGTCTAAATCTCGCTGGATTTGCACAAACAATCAAGATTGGCGATGAGCAAACTGGAGATCAATTCCTCAGAATTGGTAACTCCGCTGATCACTCCAATATCTTCATTGGTGATACTTCAGATAACGCATCGTTTATCTCTAAAGTTCAAATTGGTGGTGCATACAACAACAACTCTTCTAACTCCTACACACTGATCGGTTCTAAGCAGTTCAGTGTTGCTGGTGATGTTCTAATCGGTGCAAACAGAACGATCGGTGGAGACGAAACTGATCCTAATCAGGTTGTAACTCTAAGAACTGAGGCAGGTGTTGTCAACTTCTTCACCACTCAAACACAGACCATGAACTTTGCTACCAACGCATCGTTGGTAACAATTGGTGGTCAGGGTGGTAGCACTACTGTTAGAAACAACTTCATCGTTGATGCTAACTCTCGTTTCAATGCAGACATCAAACTCTGTGGTGGTAATGCATCTTACTCCTTCGTTGGAGATAGAGGACAACTCGGAACAAATACCTTTGCTCACGCAACTGGTGTTCTTGGACAGAATACATTCAACAGCAATGTTGATATTGTCAATGTATTTGTTATCACTGTTGCTAATCAGAACAGCCCAACACCAACAGAAATTGCTGCTGGTTTCAACAGAGTTGATACCGTTGGTTCTGCAGACTGGGGTGATGCAACATACCAAGAGGCAGTAACTGGAGGCGGTGCTGAAGGTGCCGATCTCCCAGCAATCTCTGGTGATGAGTTCTACTTACCACTCAAGTATAAGCCAACTCCATACTTCCAAGCAGGCGACTACATCCTCATCGACACTGTTCCATTTGGTTCTGGTGCAACTGAGCGTTATCCTGAACTCGTTAGAGTTACTGAAGATGGTCTTGCTGGTGCAGAAGCAGCACCTTACTTCCTCAAGGTTCGCCGTCATCCACTTGGAACATTCACCAAGTATAAGTTAGGTTTAGTCGGTAAGAATTATCTAGATACTCACCCAGATACAACTGCAATCTGGAAGTGTAACATCGCATTTGATGCTACTTGGACTGTTCAGAATGTTGATGGCAGCGGTGCTCAAGATAATGTTTATCTCTCGCAATTTGGTGGTTCATTAGGCACCAATGATTATGTCATTCTTGACCGTGAAGACACAAACGATGATGGCATCTTTGATCAAGGTGAATTCCTCAAGGTTGCTCAACCATTAGATCAAGTTTCTAAGAAGTTCATCGTTACCAGTGGATGTGATACTCAAGATGAGAAAGATGTATTTGTCATCGATAGCGTCACTGGCGATATCATCATGGGTGATGAGAGTAATCAAAATTCTATCACCAACATGTATGGTAGCTTCAAACTCAAGGGAGGTTGTGGTGCTACTCCAATCGTTAATGATATCTTTGATACTCTTAAGGATACCGCAGATGATGCTAAACTAACCCTCGCAAACCAAGTCTTCACCACATTTGAAGTCAATACTTGTAATGGTGATACTCAGATCGGTAATCCATGGGGTTGGGTATGGGCACTTCAAGGTTACTACAGTTCAACTCCTGTTGCTCATGATGTTGACGAACCAGTTTATGTCTACACTAGAGATCCACAGACTGTCCAAGCAAATGGTCCTCAAACAACTCTAGCGTCTACTCTTACTGCTGGTAACCTCAATTACATGGTTGTCAACAGCATCACTGGTTTCCAGAAGGGTGATCTGGTTGCAATTATTGATGGATCGACGGCAGCAGAAATTGTTGTCATTACTGCTGATCCTTATATTGATCCAACAACTGATGAACCAAGACTGCCTCTAATTTATAATGTAGATTATCCTGCATCTTCTTATCCAAATGGTGGTCGTGGTCAGGAAGGAACAACTCCTCAGCAGTTCTTGCCTGGTCCAACAGTTGTTAAGATCCAGAAGGATGAAAGAGTTGCATACCTAACAGAGGCAATTCCTGCAACTGGTAGAACTCAAGCACCTTCGCCAAATACAAACCCAGCAAGAATTGTTCTTAAACTTGACAATGGTAACTTAGTTGCTCAAAAACTTGACTACGAACAGTTCATCAGAATTGGTAATGAGTTCTTCTTACCTGACAGCATTGATGGTAGCATTGATAATAACTTTGGCGTCAAGATGCCTAAGAGCATCAGAACTGCCTATGATCCAGTAGAAGCAGAGAAGAACATTGACAGATACTTTGGTGGTGGTAAACTCACCGTCCATGACAATATTGACATGGTATCTGGTAACCTCAGAATGTATGGCACTGATGGTAAGACCCTTATCTTCAACATTGCCAACGATGACGGTCACCCAGGTGACGGTGCAATTCTTGATCCTGTCACTGGCAGATCTGGAATGTATCTCAATGGTAGAGCAGACATCTACGGTAAGTTGAGAGTATTTGAGCAAGTCTGTCAAGAAAATGGCACTTGCACAAATGAACTCAAGTTTGATGTTGATAACAACGACGGTTCTGTCAGATTGGGTGACAGTCTATACATCAAGGGTCAATTACTTGAAAATGAAAGCAACCAAGATATTGTCCTTCATGTTGATAACCTTGGTGGTGCTGGTCAAGGTGGAACTGCTGGTCCACGAGATTTCATTATGTATCAGGACGGATCTATTGATGCCTTTGGCATTACTAGATACTTTAACAAGAACGGTGGTCGTCGCTGGACATATATTGCACAATCCTCTACTGGATTTGGACAAGTTCAAGCAAATCCACTACAACCAAATGGTAACTATCTAATCAACGCACCTTCTGGTGGTAATATGGTTGTCTATCTCCCATCTGATGGAGTTCAGACAGGTGACATGATTAGATTTATTGAGATCAGTGGTAATCTTGCCTACAATACAAACTTGGTTATCCGCGCACTCAAGAATGGAACTGAAGCAGTTCCAATTCAAGGAGATAGCACTGGAACTAAGGCGAATGTTGGATCTTCTGCTCCTCTAGCAATCGCATGGGATAGCGGAGAACTAATCGTTCAGACAAGAAATGCATCATTCGGTCTTGTATATGTTGGCACAACAGATTCAGAAGGAGACGCAAATGCATCGGAAATTCCAACAGATCTACGCGGTTGGTGGTTAGTGGAGCTCTAAGATGGCAGTAAACTACAGTCTAACAAAGTTCATGAGGGTTGCCAAAATTGGCACCATCATGCCTTGGGCAGGGGACGGAAACGAAGGTTTCGCCCTGTCCAATATTCCAAAAGGTTGGATTTTATGTGATGGTAGATTACAAAATGCTTCAAGGTATCCCTTGCTAGCATCTGAACTTGGGACTACCTATGGTGGTAGCAATTTTGCTGGAGAATTTCCAGATTATGAAGGACAATTTCGTGTTCCAAACATGACGCTGAAAATGCCTATTGATTTGGAACCAGAATATCTATTTGAAACAAAATATCAATATGGGCAAACTGATGCGTATGATAAGTTAGTTGATAATACTTTTGATGGTGATCCATTAATTGGCGATTTTGGACTAACATATCCAATTCAGACTACTATCTCTGCTAACACTGATATTGATTTTACAGTTGATCCATCTCTTGTGATGGTTGGTAAGATGACCAATATTTCTATTGGTGCTCCTGACTTTTCGACAACTGTTTACACCATCAACAGAAAATTAAGTATTAACCATACACCATCACACTCACACCCAGGAACATATTCAAAAGCAACAGCACAATTTACTGGTCCTCAATTATTTGAACCTTCTAGTATTGTTACTGGTGGTCCAGTTTCTGGTAGTTGCGGTGACTTTGGATATTCTGAGTGTCAGTTAGCTAATGCTGATACAGCACCATCTTGGCAGCAGGGTAGAGCATTAGCAACATACTATGGTGATGAAACTCACGAATTTACTCTACCAACAACTGATAGATTTTACAACTTTGAGGGTGGATCGTATTGGAATAATGTTCCTGCTGATAGTTGGCCACCAACAGGTGCTCACCCATCTGGTATTCAAGGTGCTACAGATTTAGATTATCAGTTTAATGGTAGTGCATATACTGATACTTTTGATGTTAGTCCAGTAAAAACTCACCAGCAACCAGCATGGAGTGGTATCTTCCCCAAACCAATTGAAGTTGCTAATAGAAGAAACTATTTTGGTCCAGTTCTTGGATATGATCCAGAAACATCACCCGCATTTACTGTTACTGGTGTTACGATTACTGCAAATGCTACCTCTATTGATCTTCCAGCTGGAGCAAACATTGGTGCTGCATATGAGTTAGACAGTGTGGTTCCTTTCATGTGGGTTTATTCTGGAAACATTGCTCCTGGAACTCAAATTCTTGCAATTAGCAGAACTGGAACAAGCGATGCTGATTATGTTTATACACTGGAACTTTCACAACCATGTATTAATCCAGCAACTGTAACTGGACAAACACTATCGTTTAAACATGGAACATTTCCAACTACATTGAACAATCAGACTTCACAACTCGATCCAAACAATACAAGTTTCCTTGGTCACAACCATGGAAGTTTTGATTTACAAATGGGTCAGGGATCTTTGTCTGGACCTGCCACACACCCAGTAAACAACATTAGTTTGGGTGATATTGCTCCTGAAAGTATTGATGACGCACTAAATATTATTGCTGACGTAGCAATGCCAGCACTACTAGTTACGTTTATCATTAAGGCATACTGATGGCAAGACTATACACAAAAGAAAAGGCAAAGTATGGTTCTGGATCAGGGACGATTATTTGTTGGCCAGTTGAACTTGACAGCACAGATCCTTCAAATGAAGCAAATGTAAATGTATTGCCTGCTGGATACTTGAAGTGTGATGGTTCTATTTACAAAGCAGAAGATTATCCTGCTCTTGCTGAAATTTTGGGAACAGGATTGAATACAAAATTCATTCGTTATGATATCAATAATGATCCTATTGATAGTCCTGGTGACGATGAATTTATGGTTCCAGATCTTGGATCTAAGTTCATGAAACCAACAACTGGTGCGTCTGCTGGTACATACATCAACATTCTAACAGAAACTGTTGGTGGAATTGAAAAAAGACGCTCTGGTATGGGCATCGAAGCATCTTCTACCGCAGGAACAACAGCAGGAAATACTGTTACTATCCCAGTTACTTATACTGGAAACTTTATTGTTCCTTCTCAGGAAATTGCACTAAAGGGAAAACCATCTTGGTCTAAGGGAACAAATAATAGTGGTTATACAGATGAGGAAGCGGTTGATAGTTTAGCACTACACTCTCATATGCACTTCTCAACCACAAACAGATTGAGAATTAAAACTACTAATGAAGGCACTCAAATTCAATCTCAAGGTGTTGGATCTAGATTTGTAGCATCAACTATTCCAATTCAAGATTGGTTGGATAATACACAATATAATGGAAATGCTGGACCTGGAACAAACCAACCAGGATGCTGGGCGATTGCTTCTGGTGTTCAAGCTGGTGCTTACATTCCCAATGTTCAAACTCCATTTATTGGAAATGAAGTTGTTTATTACAACATGTGCTTTGATGCTGCTGGCACATCAGGATTGAATGCTTATAGGTATCAGTGTTTGTTGAGCAGTGGTATATCTCTAAACACTGGACAAGTTACTTTTGGAAACGAACCATCCTTCAATAGTTTCCTTGTAGGATGTATTAATACTGGTAGTGGATCTTTTGGATCTGGTCAGAGTGTCCCTGCTACTTATGTTAACGGTGGTCAAGGTGTTCCTAATGATTACAACGGAGCAAGTTTATATGATGTAGTCCCTGTCAATAGTAATATTGCATCAAAAACTTCTTTTGCATACCCTCAGGTTAATAATGTTTTTACTGAAATTAACGAATTATCACAACCTGATGGTGACCCAACAATCCACTCCCACAAGATTACTCTCACTCAAAACACCCATACATATAAGATAAAAACATCTCCATATCTGCTAGCTCCAGATAATTTGAAAACTACTTTGACATTAAAACTTGACCAAGCAGCGTCTTTGGATCAGGTTACTGGTCCTTATATCATCATGGAATATCTAATTAAGTATTAATAGAAAAATGGCAGTTGCGTTAAATCCTTTCTACAGAAACAAAAGAGCAAATTTCTATACTGACAAGGGAACTGATAGTCAGGCAGTGGGATCTATTGTCCAAGTTTTGAAGTCAACGACTAATTCGTTTGACCATAATTTTGTTCCAACTATTGTTGCTCAGAGTGGAACAACTGCATATGATGTGATTGCTGGTGATGCTGCTCCAGAAGATAATCCAGAATATCAGTATGAAGGATACATCTACTGTGATGGTAGAGAATTTTATATTAAGGATTATCCAGCACTGTTTGAAATTATTGGAAATAGTTATGGTGGAGTTGCTAGTGATGGTATTGACATTATTTCTGGTGGAGTAGGATATTCTGGAACAATTACTGTAACTATTGATGCTCCACCTTCTGGTGCTAATCAAGTTTTTCCTGGTGTTACTCCAGTTCAAGCAACTGCAGATGCAACTATAGTTGGTGGTGTTATTAGTGGTGTAGAGGTATTAAATCCTGGAAAGGGTTATGATCCAGAAAATCCTCCTACTGTAACAATCACTGGATCTGGTGGTGGTAGTGGTGCCACCGTTGCTATTAGAATTAACGAAGAAAACGGTCAAATACAAGCAATTACAAAAGATAATGTTTGGGATTATTGGCCAGAAGATATGGGAACTTTTCAGATTCCTGATCTGAAAGCGAAAAGAATTGTTGGTAATGGACCAGTATATGGTGCTAACTCTGCTAATGTTGGCAACTCTGAACTAGGTGTCGGTATCAATACTATCGATGGCAAATGGTATATGGACAAAAATGCTCAGAAGGGCATGTTTGCGCTTGGTAATATCTCTACAGTTGGATATACCGATGTTGTCGATACCATTGAAGCATCTATTGTTGGTGGTCAAGTAATTAGTGTTCAATTGCAACCAAAGAAACTTGCTGGTGCTCCACAGCACACACACTTCTTGCTTCACTCTGAGGCACCACAGGATACAAACTATCCAATGGCTGTATCTGGTGAGAGATATTTAGTTTCATACAAAGCATCAACTGGTAAGATCAATAACTTCTTGCCACCTGGCGGTATCGCATATAATCATACACACGTTCTATCTAAAGCACCAATTCTAGATTCCAGTGTGTCTACCTATGATATCTATAACTGGAGTGGTGGTGATCAAAATTCTGGATCCATTAAAGAACCTGCTTATTACTATGCATCTGGTGGCGCTGGTGCTGGTTCTTATCAGCAGATTACCAGTATTGGCACACCAGATATGAAGAAATTTTCTGCTTCCAGTAATATTGGAGGCAGAACTGTAACTACTGGTGGTGTTCCAATTTATGATACAGACGAAACAACATATTCAACTGCTGGCGGTCCTTTTTCTTTAGCAGTTCCTGCTGATCTTTCTCAGGCAACAATCACTCTAATTGGTGGTGGTGGATCTGGTGGTTCGTATACAACAGCGGGAAATTCTGGAGGATCATCTACACTTACTGTTGGCAGTATTTTAACTGTTAGTGCTGGGGGAGGAACTGGTGGTGGTGCTTCTACTACAACATCTGGTGGCAGTGGTGGAAGTTATGGTGGATATACTATAAGTGGTTCTGCGTCTGGAGATGTTATTACATTAACTACTGGAAGTCCTGATGACGGGGATGGTGGAGATGGTGGTCCTGGTCCAATTTACAATGGATCCTTAAGTGATCCAAACCAAGATCCTGGACAGGGCGGCACGGCAGGAACTACACCAACAGGATTTAACGGAACTGCTGGTAGAAGTAGACAGGTTGCTGATAGCGCAAATGTTAATGCTGGAACATTTACTTATGCAGCAAGTCCTAGTCATAGTTACACTATTGGTGCAACAAATTCTAATTATACTATTACTGGACTTACTATTGAATTAGCAGGTGGTGGTGGTAGAAACTGCGGAAACTTTGGCGGCAATGGTTGTGGTACTGCTGGTTCTGGTGGTGCTGGTAAATGGATGAGAATTCAACTCAATCAGCAATATGCTACTGCTGGAACTGTATTAAGTTTTGAACCAGGGCAATCTGGTAGAGCATATAATGGTCAGGCAAATGCTTCTCACTCTGGTAAAGGTGGAAGAGCAGGTGATGGATATGAAAGTAATGATGGTGGCGGCGGCGGTGCTGCTACTCTCGTTAAGTTCCAGTCAGGTAACGTTATTATTGCTGGCGCTGGTGGAGGCGGCGGCGGTGGCGGATATGGTGAAGGTGTTTGTGGACAGAGTGGACGAAGCGCACCATCTCCTGGTGATAGTGTAATTGAAACTACAGAAACATTGTTCACTGGTGGTGGTGCCACTGGTGGTGGTTATGGTTGCACAGGTGGCGGAGGCGGAGGCGGCGGCGGTGGATGCGCTCGCTCTGGTGATACTGCTGGTGGTCAACCTGGATCAGGTGGTGGTGGATCGGGTGGTCACGAAGAAGGATATGGTGGACAGAGAGGATTATCTGCTGTTCGAACAACTTATGCAACACTACAAAACTCGGCAAACAATAACACTGGCAATGGATATGTTTCTGTAACTGTTAGTGAAGATAGAGGATATTGGACTGCTGGTGCAGGTGGCGGCGGGGCAGGTGGATTTGTTTCATTTATTGTCCCAGGATCAACTTTGAATGGAATTTCAACCATTACCACTACAGTTGGTGAAGGTGGCGCTGGGGTAAACAACGGAGGAACTACATCTTCTGCTGGTAGTGATGGATATGCAAGTGTTAAATTCCAAACCATCATCGGATATGAAGGTGGAACAGAAAGCATCACAATTGGCGATGTATTCGCAGCAGGATCTGGTGATCAAGATAATGGAGTCAATTTCTACAATTCTGGAACTGGAACTAATGCGAGCAATGGATTTAAATTGCCAACTACACAAGTTCCAACAGTAGTCTTTGAAGGTGGTGGCGGTGGTTCTGGTGCTACTGCTACATGCACAGTTTCTGGAAATCAAGTAACCAGTATTACACTAACAAACGCTGGTAGTGGATATACAGAAATTCCGAGAGTTAGACTTCTGGGTGGTGCTGGAGTAAGAAACTATGCTACCGTTGGTTTGAATGTAAATAATGGAACATTACAAGGATTGACACTACAAAATAGTGAAGTTCCAACAACTTATCTAAAGTTTGGTGGCACACAGCAGACCAGATTTGTCACAACTAATGCTGTTGATGCATCTGATATTCTCAGAGTTACAGTTAAAGCAGCAAGAGGTAATGGAAAGAATGGAGGAGATCTACCAGAGAATGGTGGTGACGAATTGCTACTCTATTACAATACTGATGGAACAGATGTATTCCCAGGATCTAATTTCTTAGGAACACTCGTTCCTATTCCATCTACATCTGACATAAACAATGATGTTGACGGAACTGGAACTGGAGGTAACCCAACAAACTGGTATACCTATAGTGTTGATCTTCCAGAGCAAGCACAAACAGAAAACGTTAAGTTCCAA